GCTACGCCGCGCCAATCGGGTTACGCCCACACCGTAAACATTCTCTTTTTTGACAGATGGCGACTCTTAGGAGCGACATCATCATCCCTGAGGTTTTTACCCCGTATTTGATTGAGCAGACAACCCTTCGTGACGCCTTTTTGGCTAGCGGTGTTGTTCAGCCAATGGCGGAGTTGAACGCTGCAGAGGATGGTGGAGACTTCATCCAGATCCCTTTTTACACCGCAAACCTTGCTGGTGATTTTGAAGTTCTAACTGATAGTTCTTCATTAACCCCAGGCAAAATCACAGCCGACAAACAAGTTGGGGCCGTGCTCCACAGGGGTCGGGCCTTCGAATCAAGAGATTTAGCCGCGCTTGCTGCTGGCTCTGATCCGATGGCTGCCATTGGCGCCAAAGTTGCTGATTACATTGCCAACCAACGCCAGAAAGATCTTCTTTCTTGCTTGGCTGGTGTGTTTGGTGCAGTTGATGATAACGCCAGTTCAGCTTTCATCGGCCTGACCGTCGATGGCGCATCTGGTGACACTCCGACTGAGCTTGGTCCACGCCAAATCGTGAAAGCAAAATCATTGCTTGGCGATCAAGGCGAAAAGCTTGCTGCAATTTGCGTGCACCCCAATGTCTACTATTCGTTGATGGAGCGTCGAGCAATCGACTTCATCTACGACGACAATGGTGCCGCTGACACTGCAGCTAGCCAAGGTTCGACTGCAAACGCATTCGGCCAAGTGCAAGTTCCTACTTTCATGGGACTGCGCGTAATCGTCTCTGCAGACGTTCAAAAGACAGGCAGCGGTTCATCCACTGAATACGCTTCTTATCTTTTCCAGCAAGGTGCCATCGCTTCCGGCGAACAAATGGGGCTTCGCGTCGAGCGAGACCGAGACATTCTTGCGAAATCCGACGCAATGTCTGTCGATCTTCACTACGTCTACCACCCGGTAGGTTCGAAGTTCTCCTCTGCTGTTTCAAATCCAACTCGCGCTCAACTTGAGACCGTTGGAAACTGGACGAAGGTTTACGAGACCAACAACATTGGGATCGTGCGGATTACTTCCACTTCTAACCTTGATTGAGGGAGTAATTAACCATGGCATCCATTTTTGAGGCAACAGCGGGCAAACTCATTGGCCCGACAACTGGCGGCACTGTTACCCAGGCCACCAGTAAAGCGACAGGTGTGACTCTGAACGCAGCTTCAGGTCAAATCACCCTTGACGACGCAGCCTTAGCGGCTGCCGCTGAAGTGACTTTCGTGGTCACAAACAGCGAGATCAGCGCCACTGACGTAGTGGTGGTGAATCACAGTTCGGCTGGTACTGCTGGCGCTTACTTGGCGCAAGCGACCAACATCGCTGCTGGTTCATTCAAGATCACCGTTGCAAACCTGTCTGCAGGTTCATTAGGCGAGGCAATTGTCTTGTCTTTTGTAGCCCTGAAGGGCGCAAGCTCCTGATGGGTTTATTCGCTTTTAGGCGAATGAAGGAACGCGAGGCTGCTGCGCAAGCGGTGGCCTTGGCCCCTGAAAAGCCAAAATCAACGACTTCTGACGTGAAGCCCAATGGCAGTAACAATCAACGCAACAGCGGGCGACGCAAGCGCGAACAGCTACATAACGCTGGCTGAGGCTGACGCTTTTGTTGAAGCGATGGTTGAAAGCACTGACGCTGCCAAGTGGACGACAGGCAATGCAGATTCACGAAATCGTGCGTTGACAGCAGCAACACAGCGGCTTGACCGCGAAAGATTTTTAGGCGCACGCGCTACTGATACTCAGGCATTGCAATGGCCGCGTACTGGCGTGCGAAAGCCCGATACCTACGTCAATACTTACGCGACCGGGTTTCCGTTCCGCATATCCGACGATTATTTCGCAGACACCGAAGTTCCTAATCAGGTCAAGCGTGCTCAAATCGAGCTTGCTGTTTACCTGAAGAACAACGTTGATGGCATCAGCCTTGGTGGCCTTGAAGACTTCAAATCAGTTTCAGTTGGCAGCATTAGCGTCACGCCTGACAAAACCGGAGCTGTTGGTGCAGATCGAGTTCCGCCAATGGTCGAGCGTTACTTGACAGGGCTTAGAATTAGCGGACCAGGCAACATCGCAATTAAACGGAGCTGATCATGGGTATGGGTTACTCGCCTTCAAAGGCAACAATCATTACTAATCAAGCTGCGCACACTGGCAGGTTTTACAAGGTGGAAGCCTTGAAGAACTCGGTTATTGCTGCGATGACTTCTGAAGGTATTACTGAGAACGGATCAGGCGCTCCGTCTGCAATCGACATTCACCATGGAGCCTGTATTGAAGGCGTAATTTTTACCTCGATTACTTTGACCTCTGGTCATGTCGTTGTCTATAGCGTCTGATGGGACTTGCTCAACCCCTTGAAAAAGTAGCTGGCACCGTCATTGCAAAGTTTGGCGGCGATGTGACTATCCGTTATGTCACTGCAGGCACTTACAACACGGCAACAGGTGCTTCGGCTGAAACGACAAGCGACAGCGTCGTGAAGGGAGTGCTTGAAGGGGTTAGCAAAGGCGAAGCAAATGGCTTGATTCAGGCAGAAGACAAACGCCTTGTTGTCGCAGCTACTGACCTACCCTCTGCGCCCGGCACAAAAGACAAGGCCGTTATTGGCTCGGTTGTGTATCAAATTATTACAGTCAACACAGTAGAGCAAGAGGGTGTAGCGATTACTTTTGAACTTATCTTGAGGGGCTAATGGCACAAGTAAGGATTACTATTCCTCAAATTTCTGGCTACTGCGAAGCCAAGGTTCAAACTTTAGTCCGTGAAGCCTCTGTGGTTTTGCGGAACAAGTTAATTGAATACAGCCCAACAGGCGAAGTTGATGGGGGCACTTTTAAATCAAATTGGCAGCCGCCTGTTTACGCAGACAAAGGGTTGACGGCAAGAATCGTTAACAACACTCAGAATTATGGCGAAGCAATCACCTTTGGCAAAAACATGCCGCCATCTTGGGGCAAACCGCCAAAATTCAGATCACGTTTTGGCTTAATGGCTGGCTGGCCTGAAAAGCTTGCCGGGAAGAACACTAGAGATGCAATCCCTGGTATTTGGGCCAGCATCGTGAGGCGCGGATGACCAGCACTTACAACGACATCAGGCAAGCAATCGAAGCACGTATTGCAACTGAACTAGCGTCATCGCCTGCATATCAGGTGAGCTTTGAGAACGTGCCGTTCACGCCGCCCAATAACAGCACTTGGGTCAAGGCACAAATCCGTTTTGGTGCAAGCAATTACGCCACGTTGCTTGGCCCTACAACTGGCAGCAACCGCCAAGCAGGCATCTTAGTAATCAATGTTTTCAGCCCGATTGGTGTTGGTACTGGCGACAACTTAACGGTTGCCGAAAGGCTTAAAGATTTGTTTGATCGGAAAACTGTCAGTCAAATCATTTTCGAAGCTGCTGATGGCCCTACTTTTGTGGAAGCTGCAGCGCCTGCATCTTTTTTTCAAACAGAACTAGCCATAACATTCGATGCCTTCGTACAATGAAACGAAGCCAACTACCGCTAACCCGCCATGGCAACCACGTTATCCGGTACGTCCGGCGCCCTTTATTACAAGCCTGCTGGCACTGACAGCACGTTTAAAGCCGCAAACGTCACCAACGCCAACAACACGATTAACGTTGGAACCTTTTTAAATTTCAAGGCCAACGACAAGGTTTCTTTAGGGACCGGTACGGGTGGCACTTTGCCTGGAGGCACAGCCGCTGGCACCCCTGTTTTCATCAGAACTTATGTAGCAACAACCGGGCTCGCAACTTTTGCTGCGACTGCTGGGGGTTCTGAACTTGCCCTTTCTAGTGATGGCACTGATGGCACAACCCCATTCACGATCAAGTTTTCTGAATTTGAAGCGGTTGGAGCCATTAGGGAATGGAGCTTTGAAATCACTCGCGATGAAATCGATGTAACCACCATTGGTCAAACGCTTGGTCAGTTTGCTCCATTCAAGACTTACATCACAGGTTTTGCTGATGGTGAAGGCTCGGCCACTATTTACACCACAGACGATGACACCACGATTGCGTCACGCTTAGTTGATGACGTTATCCAGCGGGTTCAGACCGGCGTTCAGTTCAAGCTTTACACCGATCGGGTAGTTGCCTCTGGTGTTGTTGATGAAACCCTAAGCCGGAGCATTGAAATGGAAGCTGTGCTTACTTCAGCCAGTTTTACGGTCAACCCTGACGATGCACAATCGATCGAGGTTGCATTCCGCCCATCTGCTGTGCCTACGTTTGATTTCAGCAAGAGCTGATAATCGTTTTGATCGTAATACCCCCGGCTTGCGCTGGGGGTTTTTTTATGAGTATTATCTGCTTACTGTTTCAAGGCTTTTATGTCTACTGCTGGCGCTAGTCTTCGTGCTCTTGACCGCCTAAAAAAAGCTGCAAATCTTGTTCCTGTCAAAAGAATTGTGATCCTTAGCGATGGTGCTGAGTTTGAGTTTTGGTCTACGCCATTAACGATGGCAGAACGTGAACGCGCACAAAAGCAAGCTGGGTCAGATGATGC